TAGGTGATTAAATGAGTTTATTTACAGATCACGAAATACGTGATAATTTACTTAATGATTTAGATGAAGCTATTAAGATTAAAAAAGAACGTGGTTACGATTTAGCTAACACAGAATGTCATTACAGAATAGAATTATCAAAAGCTATGGCTTTAGCAATGATTCAAGGTATACCACAATTAGACATAGATAAAAAAGTAGCTGCTACAGTTACATACGATTTATGCAGAGGTATACCTGAGATAGCTAAATTAAGGCAAGAACGAGACGCAACTAAAATATTAATGGAAACTGTTCAGGAACGTATTTATGCTATTAAGGCTAGATTACGAGTAGTAGAACAGGATATACAAAACAGTATATTGAGAGGTGTATAATGAATAAAGAAAAGAATTGTTATAATTGTAAATTGTACGAAAAATGTTTAAATAAACCTAATAATAAGTTATTCCCTAGTGCGTTATATGAACTTACTTGTTGGTCTAACTATATAGATGGGAAGGGGTAGATATGACTTTTACTATACCAGGTAGATTACCAGGACTTAACGAATACACTAAAGCTAATAGAGGTAATAAGTACGGTGGTAATAAACTTAAGAAAGATACTCAACAATTGATTAGCTACTTTATACCTAAGAAACAATTAGATACACCTATAAGGCTTATATTCCACTGGTACGAGAAAGATAAACGCAGGGATAAGGATAACATAGCTTTTGCTAAAAAGTTTATTCTAGACGCAATGGTAAACGGTGGATGCATACCTAATGATGGTTGGGGAGAAATAGAAAGCTTTGAAGATAGATTTTATGTAGATAAAGAAAACCCTCGTGTAATGGTTTGTATACTATGACACTAGAACAATTAGAACAACGATCAAAACATATAGCTAAACTACAAGCTATGTTAACTGAAGAACAAAAACAACTCTTTGTATTAATAAATATAGAGAAAGAAAAACTATTAGGACAGATTCAATTAGATTTAGAAGCTTAACGGCTTCTTTTTTATTGCAAGAATTTGCACCAATTTATTTTATAAAAGGTATAGACAAGTATAACAAAGTATGATAAAGTATAGATACAAATAAGATATTGAAAGGAGAAAACATGGAACAATTATTAACTATTAAAGAGGTTGCAAGATTAACGGGTTACAAGGAAAGCTACATAAGAAAATTATTATCACTTGGCAAAATTAAAAAAACTAAATTAGGAAGTGGTGGAACTAGAGTTAAAGTATCTGATTTAAAAAAATTTATAGGAGAGGTGTAAAATGAAACTAACTAAAAACGATTATTTTAAAATAATACCTATTATCTTAGTAATATTCTTTATATCTTTAACTTGGTCATTAAATCAAAGAAACGATAACATTATAGCTAATGAGTTGGTAGACTTAAACAACAACTTAGTAAAACAAGCAGAGACACTTGAAATGTTACAGACAGCACAAAGAATATTAATACTAGATTTAAGATACAATTTAAAGGACCATAACAGTAGAATAGATGTTAACTTTAAAAACATGAATAACTTAACATCAGAGTTAATTAATTTAAAGATAGAACAAGACGAGTTATCTCAACAATCAATACTATATTTATTTGATGAAGTTTACAAGGAAATTGAGTTGATTAAGAAGAAGGTGAAGTAGATGTATGAGCAACTAAGTTTATTTGATATAGTAACAGATAAAAAATGTTGCGAGTGTAATTTTATATTAATTGACTATTTTAGAACAGAGGGTATAAAGTTTGATTATTGTACTAAGAAAGAAATGTATATAGATGATAAACTTACTAAAAAAGAATTGTTATGTAAATTAGGAGGTTAAAATGTCTAACTGGTTAATGCATAGGGGTAAAGGCACTACAGCAGTAGTATCTATGGAAGTACACGAGTATAACGAAATGATGCGATTAGCTAATATAAACTATGAAATAAAGAGATTAAGTCCTAAAACACAAAAGATTGTACTAAGAATATTAAGTATTAGAATGAAAAGAGGTAATGATGAATAAAGACAAAATTATTTTAGATTTATGTGGTGGTACAGGAGAATGGGCTAGACCTTACAAAGAAGCTGGGTATACAGTACATACAATTACATTGCCTGATTATGACATTATAAAACATGATATGAGAGGTGAAGGCACAAGTGATTATCTGTGTTTCTACCACGAAAGTTTTTATGAAAGTGGTGTTAAATTAGATTTTTCTGTTAATCCACCAAAGATAACAAACATATTAGAAATACCAATCGAATCTATATATGGAATTTTAGCTGCACCACCTTGCACTCAATTTTCAATAGCTAGGAATGATAAAACTGCTAAAACTCCTAGAAATTTAAAAGAAGGTTTGAAAACCATAGACGCATGCATGAGTATAGTAAGAGCGTGTTTGTTATATCACTATAGAAAAGATGATAAAGGTTTGAAGTTTTGGGCGTTAGAAAATCCAACAACCGGATACTTAGAAAGATTCTTAGGCAAAGCCCCTTTTAAGTTTCAACCTTGCGACTTTGGCGATCCTTACACTAAAAGAACTAGTTTGTGGGGAGAGTTTAATTTTCCTAAAAAAACTCCAGTAGAACCATTAAAACAAAATTTTGTTAAATATGCTGCAACCGATGATGAAGTTAAAAAAGATAAACTTAGTAGGATACCAGAAGGTTATCAAAAGAAAACAGGCTATGATACAAGAAAAATTATTAGAAGTATTACACCAAAAGGATTTGCAAAAGCGTTCTTTGAAGCTAACAGATAGGGGGAGCAATGAAAATATGTAAACTATGTAACAGACAAGTAACTGAATCTGACGCTAAACTTACTATAGATGGTAAATACTATGAATGTGATCACTGCGGAGAGTTAACCCATGAATTAGATTTAAAATATGATACATCAAACAACTGGAAACCATCATTTAAACCACCATGTAAAACTAATACAACATGTGATTCAGTAGGTAACTGTAATAGAAATAAATGTATATCATATGGTATATACCAATTAAACAAGGCTAAGAAGGATTTAACAGACCAAGCAGACCGAAACATCAGGAGAATAGTAACAGAGTTTAAAACGGATGCAATGGTCTATAATAGATGTGCAGTAGGAAGGAGTTAATTGTTGATTTGGAATAGAGAATGGTGTAATCCTTGTAAGGACACTTTTAGTATGAAACCTTTACTAAATTTATTTTATAAATATAAACATCAGGAAAAACCCGATTTAATTATCGACCCATTTTCAAAAGAGTGTAGATTAGCAACAATTACAAATGATTTAAATCCTGATTATAATTGCGACCATTCTTTAGACGCTTTAGAGTTTTTAAAAATGTTTGATTCAAATAGCGTTGATATGATATTACTAGACCCACCTTATTCTCCAAGACAAGTAAAAGAGATTTATACAAAACTTGAGTTAACAGTAACTTGGGAACATACTCAATATACATTTTGGAAACGTGTTAAAGATGAAATTACAAGGATATTAAAAACTGGTGGTATTGTTATAACTTGCGGTTGGAATTCTAACGGTATTGGTAAAAAGAATGGTTTTGCTATTATAGAAGGTATGAATATTGCTCATGGTGGTGGTCATAACGATACTATAATTACAGTTGAAAGGAAAATACAAGGAAATTTATTTTAGGAGGTTAACCATGCTAACAAGAGAAATGCTACAACATTGTATTGAAAACATAGATTACACAATCAAACATACTAAGCAAATTGATTTACAGTACGACCATAAAAAAATGTATAAACTTACTATAAACGGTAAATATATAACCATTGAATTTAGTATAAAAGAAATAGCTGATTACATGGGTGTAACTACTAATGTAGTAAAGAAGATTAGGCAAGGTGAAAATGTAAAGTATAAAAAACTAGGCTATAAGATAGAATTAATAGAATACAAACACTAGGAGGTAATATGTTAGAATTTAAAAAAGATACAGTAAACAGAGAAGGTAAACAAGTAAATGTTATTTTAATTACAAACAAAAGAAACAATACTAATTTAACAATAGATGAAAGTTCATTAAGAAAATGGTTAGAAAGCACTAGAACTAGTATGAAAGAGGGTAAATAGTATGAGATATTTTGTAGATAAAAGAATTATGGAGGTTGTTAAAGAAGATGAACTTGATTTTAATATGCTAGCACCAGAAATGTATTATGAATACAGAAAAGGGGTTAATGAAGGTATAATTATTGAAAAGTGGCAACTTCCGAATGGAAAAAATATAGATTTTGCATCGGCGACAGGCGACCAAATGAAAAGTAAACAAAGAGAAGCACATTTTAAACGACATGGTTGTTACGATGAATATAAATATTTGATAGCATATACCGTTCCACCTAGTTGGTTTAAGGAACAAATAGAAGAATTGGAGGAATAAATGAAAGTAACAATACAAGCTATACAGTACCCTTATTGTTTTACCAAGTGCGGTAAGAGAATCCATATTAAAGATGTTACAGGTGAACCTGGAGCAAATAAGATACTAGAAGCTAAAGGTAATGGGTGGGTAATAGTAGGAATAGGCGAAGCTGCAGAATCTTGTTGAGGGCCAAAATAGGGGAGTAGTTACTCCCTTTTAATTTAACTTGACTATAAACTTTAAAAGTGGTACAATGAATTGAAAGGTGGTGAAAAGCATTGTTAAATTTAAAAATAGCTAGGATTAAAGCAGGACTAAGTCAATCTGAGTTAGCAAAAAAAGTTAACGTACAATCGTTTTCTATAAGCAGGTATGAAACTGGAACACAGTACCCATCTATAGAAACATTGCTTAAAATGTCAGAAGTGTTAAACGTATCAGTAGATCATTTACTAGGAAAGGAAGAATAATGGCAAGACCTACTAAGAAAGGACTTGAATATTTCCCTTTAGATTGTCATATGAGTGACGAGGTTAATTTAATAATTGCCGATTTCGGTATAGAAGGTTATGGTGTATTAATATCTATGTTCCAATCAATATATGGAGACAAAGGTTATTATACCGAGTGGACTACTAGGGAACAAAAACTTTTTAGTAGGAAGGTAGGACTTGATAACGAAATTGTAGTTAATATAATTACCGAGTGTATAGAGTGGGGGATATTTAATAAAAGCAAATTTGAAGAATTAAATATACTTACTTCAAGAAGAATACAAGATCATTATGCTACATCAACTTATAAGAGAACTAATGTAATTATGGATGAAAAATATCTAATAATTGATATAAGTGATAAGAAACACATAAATAACGTAGTTACTGACGACGGAAACTCACCAACAACTATAGTTACCGTCGGTAAAAGTACACAAAGTAAAGTAAAGTATAGTAATAGTAAAGAAAAGACATATAGAAAATTTAAACACTTGTCTTTATCTGAATGTGAAAAAGATAGGATAATAGAGTTTGGTTATAGCATAAACCAATTAGATAGTATTTTAGACTCGATAGAAAATTATTCTAAAAACAAAAATTATACTTCGCTTAATTTAACCGCAAGAAAATGGTTAAAAAAAGAATATGGTGAACCAAGTAAAAATGTTAAAACTGTAAAAGAAGATATACCACAGTGGGTAAAGGATAAGTTAGAAGGTGAACAATGAGACAAATGCCACAAGACATAAGAGCAGAAAAAGCTTTATTAGGTGCTATGATGTTAGATAAAAACATTTATGATGAATGCACTGTTAACAGTAACGACTTTTATACAAGCGTTAATTCAGAAATATATTCAATAATAACAACTTTACACAACGATAACAAGCCTTTTGATATGATCTCGATATTAGACATAAATCCTAACATAAGTATAGAATACTTAAACGATTGTACTACTGAGGGCATAATTACAAACTCTTTTAAACACTGGGAAAAAATTGTATTAGAAAAATCTAAGCTAAGAAATTATATCGAGATAATGCAAAATGGTTTAGAAATGGCTTTTAACAATAAAGATCCTCAATCGGAATTATCCAAAACTGAAGAGTTTGAGTTTAAAGGTATATCTGAAATGGTAGAGATTAAAGATTTGGTACACGATACTATTGACAAAATAGAAGAAAGTCAAACTAAACAAGGTCATAAAGGTATAGAAACAGGTATACATTTGCTTGATTATAAATTAGATGGGTTACAAAAAAATAAATATTGCTTATTAGCTGCAAGGCCATCAATGGGTAAAACTGCCATGATGCTTCAGTTAGCAAATGGAGTAGCGAGCAAAAATAAAAACGTAGCAATATACAGTTTAGAAATGACAAGGCAAGAACTATCACAAAGAATGATTATACACCAATCACAAGTACATCTTAAAAGAGTTAAAGATAAAGCTTTAGAAACAAAAGAATTTCAAATGTTAAACAAAGCAGGTGATAATTTATCGAAAAAGAAAATTTATATTGATGATGAATTTGACCAAACAATAAACAGTATATATAAATCAGCTAAAAGACTTTCTAAAAGGCTTGAAGCTAAAGGAGAAAAGTTAGACCTTATTATGATTGACTATATACAGTTGCTTAATTCAGAACAAAAATTTGAAAGTGATAATAAAAGAGTAAGTTATGACTCTAGGCAAATAAAAAAGATTGCTAAAAAGTTAGACACTTGTGTTATAGCTTTATCACAACTTAGTAGAGGGTGCGAAAACAGAAGCAATAAAAGACCTATGTTGTCAGACTTAAGAGATTCGGGATCATTAGAGCAAGATGCAGATATAGTTATGTTTTTATATCGTGATGATTACTACAGGGAAAAAGAAAACCCTGATAATTTTAAACCTGACAGAATTGCAGAATTAAGCGTAAGTAAAAACAGAGGTGGAGAAACAGGTGTTATAAGAACAGAGTGGAATGGTGGAAAACAAACATTTTATAATATTAAAAATTAATTTATATGGTTTGATGATTAATAGGAGGGTGAAAACATGAAAGCAAGCAAAGTGATTGAGAAATTACAAGAGTTAATCAAGAAACATGGTGATTTATACGTTTTAGACCAGGAAGACAACGATTATTCGATTGGACATATATTTTACAATGCGGAATATGATATTTTTGAAAACGAACTTCACGACTCTAGAACAGACGATGATGATTATCCACTCAATTCGTGTGACGAATGTTGCAATGTATTTAACAAAACTGAAATCGTCAATAGATACAACGGCTATGATCATAAAGCTTGTTGTAAATGTTTTTTTAACGACTTTGAATATGAGATTTATTCAGAACAGGCGCACATCATCGACGCAGATGGTAAAAAGATTGATTTGATCATTGATAGTGTACATACTGAGGACTATTTCAAATATAAACAAAAGTATTATAGTGAATATTAGGAGGGTAACAATATGTTAGGTGATAGAATATGGGAATATGTAAATTGTGAAGGTGATAAAAAACTAGAATATGCTTATGTATCAATCGAACGTGTTAAAAGCGAATTAAAACAATTACAAGAAAAGGCTAATAGAGTTGAAGAGTTAAAATTAGAAGTTGAAGATGCATGGAAAGAAGAAAAAAAGTGGAGAAACAAAGTACAAGAATATTCTCTAAAAAATAGGTCTTTAGAACAAGATGCTTTACTAGGTAAGGCTTTAAAACATTTTGCAAGTGGACCATATCATTCTATAGATATTTGTATTCTTAAAGATGATGGTGAAGTGTATAAATCTCTATGGTTTAATTCTTTGATTGAATGGTATCAACAACAACTAGAGAAAGAAGAAACAAGTGGAAAATAAACTTAATCAGCTAATAATAGCTAACTTCTTTGGAGAAGAAGCACAAATAAACAAATTAGAAGAAGAAATATGGGAAACTATAGAAGCCTTTTGTATCTTCTTAGAATCCCCTACATTGAAAAATATGATTAACCTTAACAATGAGATTAGAGACCAATTAAATGTTTGTGACGGCTTAATATTAAAGCTAGGTGGCAATATACAAGAACAAGAAGTAAAAGCAAGTATGCAAATTAACAGAACTATTAAAATTATCAACGATATACCCAGTAACACTAAAGACAAAGTCAAAGCTTATGAAGACAGAAGAAAACACTACTAAGGAGTGATCTATGTGAGATTCACCATTAAAAGAACAACCAGGGATGTAGTAGTCATAAGAGAAGGTGGAACATATGAGCAACATTCTCATTTTCGTACATATAGTGGAGC